GAATCTTGTAACCATGATCTATACCATCTAGATCATTACCCATCCTTGTCCGATAGGAAAGATTGAAACTCTTGGATGGCTGATCATAAAAGAGCAATCCTTCAGAAGCTGTGACAACTCCATTCACTTCATCAAATTCTTCAGGATAGGTAAATGCTTTGAGTTTACCGGAAAAATCCCCCGGGAGAATATTGTCCAAATACTTTACGCCATCGAGGTAGAACGATTTCAGTTCTACGGTAGAAGTCTCTTCCACAGAAGTGATTCCGTTCCAAGCTACTCCCGACCCGTTCTGCAGATAAAGAACACCGCGATCTACACCAGTCTGATAAGTTCGTTCACCTGATTTGTCCCAAACAAGAGCTGTCATGTCACCCCCTTGTGCCCAATTGTGCCCTGCGTTGAGCATTGAGTTCTCGATTTCGAGCTGCGATTTCCGCTCGACTCATCTTCTGTGGTTTCGCTTGCTTGATGTTGCATACTCGAATCAAAGTAAACAATCGATTGAGGTGCCATCTCTCACATTCGAATGGGATCTGGAAAGCAATCATCCAATAATAGATGACTTCCGAAGTAATCACTTCTCGACTTCGTGGAGTTCCTGGTTGATCACTGAACCAGGTAGCAGTCATCTTGGCGTCGATGTATTCGTTTATCTCTGCGATGTTCGATTCAGAGAGTTTGTGGAAAATTTCCTCCGGGGGATTTTGAGTCAATGTCATTGCTTTTACGTAGCCGAGAACTTCCTCTACCGTTTTTTCAGTAGAGGCAAGAAACGGCTTCTCGTAAATTGACTCCCATTTTGAAAGTGAGACCAGAGAATGCTCTAGCTCCAAAGTGAAGTCGTCTCGAGTGACGAACTCTTGACTTTCATCATCGAACATTTCGACGCCTGGAACTACAATCTTGAGCATTCCCTAGTCTCCTCTCATAGCAGCCCCATCCTAGTAATCAAACGTCCAGTCATCGTCGCCTGTGATTGCATAACCAGGAGCAGCATGAGCCGTAACTTCTGATGACTCGCCAACCGACAGAGCAGGCTGAGCGCCTGTAGAAGCATCAACACCGTTGATCTTCCAATTCACGCCAACCACAGCCGGAATGGTGACCACATGAGTGGCCGCATCGTAAGACGGAGCGTTGGCGTCCGTCAAACGAACATCGGTGATTGTCCCTGCGAACATGCCAAGGACTTCGTCCGGAAGAGGAAGCCTGGCGTCGACTGATCCCGAGCCGAACAGTGCCTCTTCGAGAGTAGCTAGTGCATCTGCGTCGACCTTGCTTGAATCGATCGACAGCATGGCAGCTGGCTTGTACCCAGTGACCTGAACTGGCGTAGTCGTGACGTCCCAGCTGAATGCAGTCGCTGCAGGTGAGTCGTTGATCGTGGCATAAGCCTTCTGAGAAGGAGCCGCCTGAGCTCCATAGATCAGATGCAGCTTGTACCCATGATCTGTGCCGTCCAGATCATTGCCGACTCGAGTACGGTAACAGAGACCGAAGATCTTTCGGCTCTGCTGCCCAATAGCAACCCCAGGCTCGGGCATCGCCGTACCATCGCACTGAGCGAACTCGTCAGGGTACGTGAACGCCTCGACTGTCGCTCCGAACTCCTCGGCAGAGATCAGGTTCAGGTACTTGATGTTGTCTGCATACTGCGGGTTGGATGCAGCTCCTGAAGGTGACTCAGTAACAGTCGTGAGACCGTTCCAAGCAACCCCATCCTTGTATTCGCCCGTGTCATCGGGGATATAGAGGACTCCGTGGTCTACGCCCGTCTCATACAGCCGTTCACCCACTTTGTCCCACTCAAGGGCTGTCATTTGCTTCCTTTCCCTTAGAAGAATACTCTGTAAACGTCATGATTCAGGTTGTCGACTGTAAAAAACCGAGTAAATAGACTCATCGGTAATCCAGCTATCTTTCCTGGAATATCACTATCAGGATCTCGATCTATGACCGTGACCATATATCTTATAACATGATTATATGGCACATTATCAGCAAATTCAGTCTCCGCATAATCACGCTTATAGATAATGCACGGATACTCCAACGATATGTTTACCGGAGGCTGAAAATATACCTTGTCAACAAACGATTCGAGGAGCTCATGGAGCTGCAGGCGTGGGGCCATTGTAAACCTCCCCTAGTCTTAGCAGCAGACGAGGCCTCTGCACTTCAACGGATGAAATCGTCCACAGAGACCCCGCCCATTCCACATAACGAATGGCAAAGAAATGTTCGTTGGCATATTCGTCAGCCATAATACTGATCGAGTTCTGCACGCTGAGATCCATGTTGAGATTCTCTCCTTGACGGAGTTCTCTCGAGTCACGGATAACATCTCCGTAATATGGATACTCGACTATCTCATCAACCCATACACCAGGAGCTGATTCTACAGTCTCGCCATACCCGACACGACCAAAGAACCTTGCCATTGAGAACCTACCTTTTCGTTAGTTCTCGTTCGTGTAGGTCCACTCGTCGTCGACGTTGTTAGCGAAGTAATGGCCCGCAGTTGGGACAGCGTAGACCTTGAGCGTCTCACCTGACGCCAACGCGACGGTAGCATTGTCCGCCAGAACTGTGTTGTCATCTGCACGATGATAGATGACGCCGGTTGTGCCGTTGATGGTAATAGTCGTACCATCGAAGGACGGCTCATTCGGAACAGTGAGTACGTCAGCTCCAGCAACCTTCTTGATGACCAGAGCGGAACGGATCTTCGTAAGGGCGCCCGAGCAACGAGACTCAAGCAGGTACTTGTACTGGTTGTAGTCGATGTCGAAGAAGTCGAAGAAGTTGACTTCTCCACCCTTGTCCGTACCAAGCGTGTAATCCGACAGGTTCACGATGATACCGACGACATCCGGATAGTCTTCCATGACCTCGACAGCGACGATGGACGAAACACCCATCTCGGAGGCGACTTCGGCGATTGAGCTGTACAGACGACGTCCCAGAGTATCCCTTTGAAGCAGGAAATCTGTGATGTAAGGCAACGTCGTGTAGAGCGTCGGAGTTCCGGATCCCTTGTACAGCCTCATTGAGCCGACGATGGCATCCACGATCTCGGAGGGCTTTGAATTGGCGTCGTCGATGTTGACGTTCACCGTTGCCGCGTAGAGATCATCGTCGTTCAGGATCGAACGAATACCAGCCCCTTGAGGAGAGCCAGCCGGATCCAGAATATGATCCTCATCGGCGATGTCACGACCGTCGCCCACGAGAACTGCACGAGCGAGCTCCTCGTCCAGCAGGAGACGCATTTCCTGCTTGAGCCAGACCACGACATCGAAGTCCGTGATGTCGATGATGTCATCACGATCCAGCTTCTGCTTCTTGTAAACCGTGGTGGGCGTCGTCAGACGCTTGGAAGCGCTGATGAACTCTTCCTTCTTCAGGTTGCCCTTGATGTACCCCTTCGCTCGAGCTTCCTCGAAGGTGATGTCAGCGACCAGGGACTTGATACGAGTAAATGGCGACTTCCGGGTGCCGTTAATGACACCAGCAACCCACTCGACCCTCCGACTATCGAACTCCGGGGAGTCTGTGACTGTACGAGCTTCAGGAAAGAGGACGTCGATGTTCTCGATGCCGTGCTTCAGGGCGTATGCCTCTACGGCCTCTTTCAGCGAGCCAGAACGCTGAGCATCAGAGATGATCCCCCGCATCGCGTCATGAGTGAGAGTGTGCTTCTCCTCCTTCTTTGTTTCACCGCTCTGCTCGAAGACGTTGCGGGTCATGCGTCGTCCTTCCTTATCTTTATCGTCGTGGACTAGTTCCTTCTCGGAATCACCCGACTTGTCGTCGGAGGAATGTTCGGCGTTATCACCACTTTCACCTTCAAGTGCAGCACCCACCATGTAGTGGACGACCGCCTGCTGCTCGGGAGTCATCGAATCGTAGACATCTTGAACAGTCTTGCTGTTCTCAACGTCATCTTCGACATCACCTGTGTCTGCTGTATCCCCATCAGCATGATTGATCTCGAGACCGGTGTAGATGATGGCCTCATCTTCCAATGTGACCAGATCTCCATCAGCGTGAGACAACGTGATGTTGTCAATCAGAGCGCCGGGATTAGCGCCCGACAGAACCAGGCTCAACTCACGAATGAAACCGTGAAGAACCTGCTTGGCCTTCTCTGTCAGCTGATTGGCATAGATGGAAAGAGACTTGACGTCTCCGTGCTGCACCAACGTCCTGGCATTCTTTGCCTGATCGGTGTCGTTGAAGTACCCGTAGGCGTAGACACCGTCGTCACGATTCTCGAGAACAGCGTGTCCGAGAACGTTTCCTGGTTCACTGTGACTATGTTGCCAAACCAGCGGAACGGTCGTCTTGTCCTGATGCGCAAAGGCATCTTTCATGATCGTTCGGCCGTCTGAGCACTTAAGACCAGCCTTCGTGGCATAGCCACTGAAGTCGGGCTGGGCCTTTTCTTCCATTTTGAATGCTCTCTTTCAGTTTTGGATCTCGGCCTTTAGCCGTTCTTAGTAGCTAGCCACTTCCATTGTTGGAACCATTACTATTGCCATTAGTTGAGCCTGCACCGACAAGTCCACTGTCTCCACCAGAATCTGGTTTAGTACCAGGTGCCGTTGAACCAGAAACTTGTGAGAAACCGGAAGGTGTTTGCCCTCGAATGTTACTGTTGATCAACTTGTCAGCCTTCGGATCCGTAGACGGCCTGAGTCCGAGGACTTGTCTAATTTCGTTTGCCGACATAATCTCGTTACGACTGAACACGTCTGCGATCTTCGCAATGTTCTCAATCGGAATCAACCTGAATGGATCGCGGAAGTATTCAATCGTCTGATTTTGAGTTCTGGCTGTCTTGGTCAGGAATGACCGGCGCATAGCTTGAGCAATTGCGTTTAGCGTCGGATCGATTGTCCTGTTCCAATAGTTCAGCATTGTCTTCTCGTCGGCTGTGCCATTCATAACTTCTTCAGTCAATCCAAGCTGGCCGTAGAGCATCGTGGTCAGGAATTCAATCTGAGCCATTAGATTGTTCTCAGCTGGACGGTTCAGCTGAGTGATCTTCTCTGTTCCATCCGTATAAGCAATGCCGTACTTACTACCCTTGAGCTGGAACTCAATATCTTGCCGACGTTGTTCTGCTGCCTGTCGACGAGCTTCAGACTTGATCACATAAGGAAGCTGAATGATAAGATCGAGTTTCCCAGAAGCGGATGCATCGTCTACAGCATCCAATAGATTCAGCTTATTGAGCAAACGTTGAAGAGTTGAGTTTGGCTCATTCATCACGGCATACAACGGATTCTCAACGATGGCGACAACAGTTTTCGGAAGAGTAATGAGTTGCCTATACCCAATCGCCTGGTTGTATAGCCAAACTTGTACATGTTCGGGATACCATTGCACGATCTCGCCAACACGAAGCGTCAAGATGTCGTATCCACCAGTTGAAAGTGGATTAAGCGATGTATCCACTGGAACAATCGCAGCAACGCCCTTGTCAAAAAGAGTCAATGCGACATCCATGCGAAATGCTTGAGCTGCTTGATCAATATTGGCTTCAACTGTCAGACAGTTTTGAAGACCACTGTCTATGTCATCCTTATACCGATCGTCGTTATCAGTACGAATATGACGCATGTCAATCGAAGCAACATCGATACTAAGACGTGTATAAATTGAGGCGATAATCGAGCGTTCATTGGGAATTCGAAGTCTTACTCGATCTGGTCTATACGCATATGCAGATCCATAATCCCCGGAATATGGCTGAGTCTTGTCATCTTGATTCGAAAAGACATTCCAGGCATGTCTCAATACTGATCCAAATCGTGACACGTTTCACCTCCTTCCCAAGCTCATTCGAAA